AGAATTTTCAGAGCCAAACTGAGAAAACTAAGATGGACAAAGAGGCTCTTAAGCGACAAAAAGAGCTCATCGCTTTACAGAAAAAAGCGCAACTAGCAGAGAAAAATAAACTTTCGTTATCAAAGGCAGCGGCCGTATTTGATACTAACCGTATCTCTATCGCTGCGGCTTTACGCGCTACCTACGACAAGGAAACGATCCTACGCCTTGAGGCCCTACAAGCTATCGAGGAGGATAACGGCGACCTCGCTCTCCGTAAGATCGGGGAGCTTGCAGCTCTGCAAAAAAATGCAGACATGGCCAAACTAGCCGGTATTACTCAGATTAGCGAGGCAACTCTTTCAGCTCTTAACACTCAATTACTTACAGAGCTTAAGGCAATTAACGATAGCAAGATGGCAGAAAGCGAAAAGGAACGTTTACGGGATATCGCTTTTGGTAAATATAATGCAGCTATTACGGCCGCCGGTGAGCTTGCAGCTAAAGAGAGTTATAGCGAGCGAATACAGATACAACTAACAGAGATCGCTAAGCTAGCCTCTTTAAGCAAAACGACTAACGCATCTTTAACCCTTACAAAACTCCGCGAGTCCGAGGAGCTCTCGATGATCGATCGCGTAGCAGCTGCTCAAAAGAAAGCGGACGAGGCTCGACTCAAGGCGCTACAAGATTATATAAACCTTTTAAGCAAGGTAGGAGCAGGAGCAGGATCCTCAGGGCTAACTAATATTGGTGGCACTAATTTCGTAACCGGCCCGGTAATCTCTACTAAAGCTATTTTGGACACGGTAACGGCTACCGCGGCGGCCACCTCTTTACTAGGCAGCGATATAAGCGCTACAGAGTTTTACAGTAGCCTCACTCCAAGTCAGCAAAACGATCTAGGCGGTTATAGCCCTTACATGAATTACGGCAGCGGCTACCCTGCAACTTATAATATAAATATTAGCGCCGGAGTTATCGCGCAACAGGACGAATTTACGACTCTCGTGCAGGATACGATCCAACGATTAAACCGAGGCGGCGACCCGATTAGTACGGCCGGTGCACTATGACCGTCCCTACGATCAACGCGGTTATTAACTTTTCTACAGGCCCCGCTTTTGCTCAGGCGATGATCCTTGGTACGGGCCAATTAGGTACCAATATCCTTGCAGACTCTCAGGCTTTGATCGTAGACGTATCTAATCAAGTAGACGGCATTACGACTATGAGAGGCCGTAACGCTCAGGCGGACGTATTCCAAACAGGTACGCTAACTCTGCGTATTGTCGATCAAAATGGCGACTTTAATCCTCAAAATGCCGCCGGGCCTTACTACGGCCTACTTACTCCGATGCGTAAGGTACAGATTACGGGTACTTATCAGGGTATCGAGTATCCGATGTTTAGCGGCTTTATTACTAGCTATACAACTACTACGCCTAAGATGGCTACCGATGTCGTATACACGACTATTACGGCCGTAGATGCTTTTAGACTATTCCAAAATAGCCAAGTCTCTAATATTACTTTAGCCTCGGCCGGTGACTTACCGGGCGAACGTGTAAACGCTATACTCGATGAGATCGCGTGGCCTCCATCCATGCGTGAGATCCAATACGGTACAACAATATTTCAGGCAGACCCGGGCAACCCTCGCACCGCTTTAGCTGCACTACAAACGGCAACCATCTCGGAGTATGGTGCTATTTATATTAACGCTAGAGGATCGGTCGAGCTTAAGGATCGCGCTTTTTGCATAGACTCTCAGGCTTTACCCGTAACTCGCTTTAATGACGATGGCACCGATATAAATTACTTTAATGCCGTATGGCGCTTAGATGATACGCAGGTTTATAACTCGGCCTCTATTACTAAGATCGGCGGTACGGCTCAGCTTGCTCAGGATCAGGACTCTATCGATGAGTACTTTGTGCACTCATATAACCAAACTAATTTAGTCATGGATACAGACCAAGCCGCACTCGATTACGCACGGGCCTACGTAGCAAGCCGTAAAGATACACAGACTCGATGCGATGCGGTAGAGCTTGATTTATATATGGACGATTACGATGATGGCATCCTTGCAGCTCTTAGCCTAGATTTTTTTGACCCCGTAGAGGTTACAACTAATCAGCCTGGTAACTCGACCCTCGTACAGACTTTACAAGTGTTTGGCGTAGTACACCGCGTTACGCCTAACTCATGGAAAACGACATTTACAACACTAGAGCCGATTATCGACGGCTTTATATTAGACTCATCACTATATGGAGTGCTCGATACCTCCGTATTAGCTTACTAAGGAGCATAAAATGGCAGCTGGTCTAGGGTTTAAGACCTTTACAACCGGTGAGGTATTAACGGCCGGCGATGTAAACGGCTACCTCATGCAGGGTATTAACGTATTCGCAAGCGAGGCAGCGCGTAACGCTGCAATTACTTCTCCGCAAGAAGGACAGTTTGCATATACAAAAGATAATAACTCTTTATGGTATTACTCGGGATCGGCGTGGGTCGCCTCGGGTGCTACCGGAGACATCGAGGGCGTAACAGTAACTAGCCCCCTTACGGGTGGCGGCACTAGCGGTACGGTAACGGTCGGTATTCTTAGCGGTACTACCTCAAACCTTGGCGCCGTGCAACTATCAGACTCGACTTCTAGTACATCTACAACACTAGCGGCAACGGCTAACGCGGTTAAAACTACATACGATCTAGCTAATGGCGCCATTGCTAAATCTATTGTGGATGCTAAAGGCGATTTAGTAGCTGCAACCGCAGCCGATACAGTTTCACGTTTGGCGGTAGGAGCTAATGACACCGTACTTACCGCAGACTCGACTACGGCCACAGGATTAAAATGGGCGGCCCCTGCAAGCGGATCGACTTTTGTCGGTGCTAGTGTATATAAATCCGCGACTCAATCAATCCCTACGGCTACCGAAACGATTTTAACTTTTCCTAATGAAAACTTTGATACAGACGCTTACCACGATAACTCAACAAATAACGGCAGATTTACAATTCCCTCAGGAAAAGATGGAAAATATCTTTTAGTTGCTAACGTAAACTGGGACGGTAGCAACTCGGGTAACCGCCAAGCTTATTTTACTAAAAACGGTACTACAACGATGGTTATGCTAGAAAGTGTAAACGCTGGTACCCGCGGTGTAGGTTATTGTCTGTCTACTATTTTAGCTTTGGTTGCAGGAGATTACGTAGATATACGAGTTTGGCAAAACTCCGGAGCATCTCTAAATATTATTATCGATAATCCAACTAATTACATGATCCAATATCTAGGAGCCTAAAATGGATTTATTTACAGAAATTGCAAAGATCTATCCTGAATTAACCGATGATGACTTTGATAGCCAAGTCGGTCAAATATTGTTACGCGATGATGGCGATGGCATCCAATATATTGCTAAATGGGAATACTCAAAGCCTATTCCTAATGGGTTAAAACTCGGTAAGTAATGGAGACAAGTTACAACGGCTACCCGGCCTCTAAAGATCCGGCCGAGATAAAGATAAAGTCCTATCCTGTAAGGGGTACGGATCGTAAGCTAAGGTGTGCTGAGAGTGTTGGGCCTCTCTTGGCCGCCTTTGCTGCGGAGTTTCACGAGTTGATCGAGCCGATCGATGAGGGTACGTTTGACGATTGGGCGTACGCCTACAGGATGGTTAGAGGCAACCCGACAAAGCTTTCATGCCACTCCTCCGGCACGGCTATCGATCTCAACGCTACAAAGCACCCTCTCGGTAAGTACGACACTTTCCCGGCTGAGAAAATACCGATGATTAGAGCCCTTGCCAAAAAGTACGGCCTCAAGTGGGGCGGCGACTTTAAGAGCAGGCCGGACGATATGCACTTTGAGGTAGAAGTATCGGCTACTAAGGCTAAACAACTAATAGAAAAGTTAGGATTAAAAAATGAATAAAAAACAATTAGAAGCAGCAGCTAAATCATATGCACGAGCAGCGCTCGCATCCGTAGCAGCTTTATATATGTCCGGTATTACTGATCCAAAAGTATTAGCTAATGCCTTTATCGCCGGCCTCGTAGGTCCGCTACTAAAAGCGGTACAACCAAGCGAGAAGCAATACGGCATAGGCTCTAAATGATCCGGGCCCTGATAGGGGCGATAGTGGGGACTATCCTCCTATCGGGGTGCGGTTACCAAGGATGGGTACGGTATGAGTGTCAAGAATACGAAAACTGGACAAAGCCTGAGTGCACTCCGCCTCAATGCGAGGTTACAGGGACCTGCACTAAGGACCTTATTAAAAAAGATGAGTAAAGAAAATAAGCGGCTAACGCCTGAGGATATTCACGCTCGCCTCATATTTTTAATTGGTGCGGTGTTAGCTTTAACCTTTTTTGTAATTACCGCAGGTGCCGTATACGCCCTTGTCTTTGTTACGCAGCCGGTAGGAGCTCAAGCGCCTAACGATCGAGACTTTATACAACTCTTACAAACCTTAGCCATATTTTTAACCGGTGCCCTTGGCGGCGTATTAGCCGGTAATGGCCTAAAGTCTAAACCTAAAGAGCAGCCTAAGGCCGACACGCCAAACACGAATACGCTTTGATATCTGACAAAAAGCCCTCATACTGATACTACAAACGCTGAGAGGGCTACTCGGTTAGTAGCTTGATCGGCCTTAACAAAGGGCTAAGTAATGAATAGTTTAGATATATTGATCGGTTTAGCAGCCTGCGGTATGGGCTTTATGTTTATGGTAATTGGCTACTCGATCGGCTATAAGCATGGACACGGCGAGGGCTTTGTGCGCGGTCGTGCAATAGCTAAGGCTCTTAAAGAGAGCGAGCTAATCTAATGGGGTTTTTAGATAACTACGAGGACGTAAACGCACGTATTAAGCGCTTTAGAGCTGAGTTTAAGAGCGGTAGATTAGTCGCATATATCGAGAGCTTTGATATCGAAAAAGGTACGATCCTCGTAAGAGCTGAGGCCTATCGTGAGTATGAGGATACGGTGCCGAGCGCCGTTGATTACGCTTTTGGCAACGTAGCAACCTATCCCCAAAATATGCGTAAATGGATGGTAGAGGACACAATTACCTCAGCTTATGGGCGCTGCATAGGGTTACTTACGCCAAGCCTTGAGCACTCATCAAGGCCTACGGTGCAAGATATGGAAAAGGTAGAGACTTTACCGGCAAGTGCTGATCCATGGAGTACAAAGGCATCGATCGAGGATATGGCAACTATGGCAAGTGCCGTATTAGAGATCGGTAAAGAGCTAGGCGGTGAGTTAGTAGCTGCTGCTCCTCGATGTGCTCATGGCACGATGATATGGGCCGAGGGTACGGCTAAAGCAACGGGCAAACCGTGGGCAGCTTACAAGTGCACTGAAAAAAACCGCGCTAATCAATGTAACCCGTATTGGCACGTACTCGGCTCCGATGGTAAATGGAAGCCGCAGGTATAACGATGGGCGAGATTACATACATAAAAAACGGGATCGCTTTAACGGTCCACGACGACGGCTCGACAAGTGCTACGCCGGTAGATAAGTGCGATTATTGCGGCGAGTGGGTTAGTCAAACAGGCGGATTAACTATTCGCGATGTAGGCCTAGAGGTCGTAACGTGGTTGTGTGCCGAGTGTCGAGCCTAGTTAAAGTAATTCTGGATAGAGCTCAGGAAATCACGGCGCACCGTGTAGGCCTTGAGCGAGGCGTAGCCTTTAACTCTGATCCTAAGGATGCTAGTAATTACGGGCAGACTTATACAAACTATCACGAGCTCATATGGCAACACGCAGAGGGCTGCGGTGCTGAGATGGCGGTGGCTAACTATTTTGGCGATTACGGCTTTGTACCTAAAACCGATAACGCTCACGAGGAGGCAGACGTGGGCGCTAATATCGAGGTTAAATGGACCAAACACGCTAACGGGCATTTAATCTTACAAAATAGGGGCGAGGGTAGGCCTAACGATGTAGCTATATTAGTTACAGGGTGGAGCCCGGTCTATGTATTACTCGGATGGATGCCGGTACATATGGCTAAGCAACCTAAATACAAACACCCGTATCAGAATAACTATTGGGTGCCTCGATCTAATTTATTTGAGATGCAATACCTAAAGAGGTCTAACTATGGCGTATAAAACTAAGTGCCGGCTATGTGGCAAGGTAACAGAGCATATAGAGCGCGTAGTAACCGATAACCTGCCACCTTACGTCAAGTCTTTACAATGCGTTAAATGCGGCGTTATGGGTATTGTGATGATGGAGGACGTGAAAGATGCTCAATAAAGATGTTATTTATAACGAAAATTGCCTCGATACGATGCGTAAAATGGATGATGGCGTAATCGATTTAATAGTTACATCACCGCCGTATGATGATTTACGCGATTACGAGGGATATGTCTTTGACTTTGAGCTTATCGCTCAAGAGCTATACAGAGTTACAAAAGAGGGCGGCGTTATCGTTTGGGTCGTGGGTGATGCCACTAAAAACGGTAGTGAGTCAGGTACAAGCTTTAAGCAAGCCTTATACTTTATGAGCTTAGGCTTTAAGCTACACGATACAATGATTTACCAAAAAAACTCAAGCACCTTTTCAGCTAGACCCGACTCAAACCGATACACGCAGCTATTCGAGTATATGTTTATCTTTGCTAAAGGCAAGATAACGGCTAACCTTATATGCGATAAACCTAATAAATGGGCTGGGTCTATGGATTATTCAGGCAATAACTCCAAACCTGTTGCGGAGTTTGGCGTGAGAGGCAATATATGGCGCTATATAACCTCGCTTAATAGCACGGGGCACCCTGCTCCTTATCCTGAGGAGTTAGCTCAGGACCATATATTAACGTGGAGTAACGAGGGCGATTTAGTTTACGATCCCTTTATGGGCAGCGGTACTACGGCTAAAATGGCTATATTAAATAAACGCCATTACATAGGTAGTGAGCTAAGCCGTAATTATTGCGATATAGCTAATAAGCGCGTACCTTGGATTATGTTATGAGTTATCCACAACAGTTATCCACATATGTTAAAAACCTGTGGGACACGCTCAAGCGCACGCTTAACTATTGCGCATATTTGACAAAGCCTTTACGCTCCATACTCGCAGGCGAGCCGCTACCGCGGATAGCTCGCAGGCGTAGTTTGGTGCTTTTGGCCGGGCTATTGCTATTTAGCAATATGCCTGCATCTCAAGCTATAAGCACACAAAGAGATAAAGAAAACTACAAACTCTACGCACATATAAAACTATTAAATGCTAAGCAATATAGATGCCTTGAGATCCTATGGATGCGTGAAAGTAAGTGGGATCCTCGAGCAGATAACCCTAAGAGCTCTGCCTTTGGTATACCTCAACTACTTAAGATGAAAGAGTTAGATCCCTTTAAGCAAATAGATTTAGGACTTAAATACATAACTCATAAACACTCAACACCATGTAAAGCCTTACACTTTCATAATCAAAGGGGCTGGTACTAATGGTACGAGGTAGGCAAGATCCACGTGTAAGCCAAAAGTATAAGAAAGCCCGGCTTGTAGTCCTAGCTCGTGATGGATACACCTGCGCCTATTGTGGGCAGGATGCTACGACGGTAGACCACATACAAAGTATCAAGTCCGGAGGAGATCCGGTAAGCCTTGAGAATATGATCGCCTGTTGTGCTCGATGCAATAGCGCTAAGGGCTCACGCTCACAAGGCGTTTTTTTAGCACGCAATTCTAC